TGCGTTTACTGGCCGGGCAGGCTGCGAGATCGCTGGGCGACAGCAAAGCAGGAGCTCAGGTGCTGGAGAATCCCCGCCTCGATGCTGTTCTGGCTGCTGCTGATGCTGGCTGCTTCGCTACCTACATAATGAAACAGGGTGGCGTACTGGTTGCGCGTAAACATCATCTTGTCAGGACTGCATACGAGCTAAACGACGAGCCGAGCGCCTACGGCGATCATGGTGTCCGTATTTATGGCATTTGGTCACCAATCGCAGAGGGGCGAATCTGCACGCACGCGGTTAAGTGGAAAATGGTCCGTAAAGCCGTTGACCTTCAGGAGGCGACAGCCGACAAGGGCGCTTGCGCCCCTTGGACTCGTGGCAATAACTGTCCCCCTGTGGAAATTATGACCGATTCAGAGACCGGAAACGCAGCCGTAAGACCTGATATTACAAATATGGATCAGCGTGAGTTGCAGGAATATCTGCACAACATGGGGAAAAAAGAACTACGGGAGCTGAATACCCGGCTGCGCCTGGTAAAACCGAAGCGCAGAAAGGGATATAAACAGGAAATAACGGATCATCAGCGCCTACAGCTCGAGGCTGAGCTCTGCTCAAGAGGCTTTGATGGCAGCGATTCAGAAATTGACCTGCTTCTCCGGGGCGGCAGCATTCCATCGGGCGGCGGGCTGAGAATTTTTTATCGTAACCAGCGGCTCCGGGAGGATGATAAATGGTGTCAATTCTACTAATTTCTTGGGCTTATCCTGGTCATAAGCCTGCCATTTTTGCGCCTAAAATTCTCGCTACCTCATAGCGTAGCTCGGCAGCCTTTTTTTGACAGAGCTCGACGCCTTTTCGCCATTGCTCCTGTGTTGGAACGGCAGACATATCCGGCGAAATGACCACGATATGCAAACACCGACCTGTACCAAGTGCCCCGGCAACCAGACTCACAATTTTCGTCGTTTCTATCAGCTCTATAGATGCTTTGCGCATATTTTTTCCTCGGTGATTAAGAAAATGCAGTGTGTTACATAGTGAGTTGTTCTTGTTCAAACGAGCTCTGTTTAAATTTTAACTAAGTTGTATCCTCAACTAATTGTTATCCATATCATGCACATACCACAGCCATGAATGCTTTAATTTTTCTTCCCATGTTTTGTAATGATATGATACTGTTTATTTATACAGTATTTCGAATGGGAGGGCGCATGGATAGAGAACTGAGCACGCATGTCATGCTCGAGAGGGTGGAACTGATAGCACGTCTGACAACCGAGGGTGTTTGTCAGGAGAGGGATCGTGAAATTGCATTGAATTTAATAGCTGAACTGGCGCAAGAGAACTTGCTGAAAAGTGATTCTTATTCCGTGGTTGTCTCAGCAAGGCCGTGTAAACAACGATTAAAAAGAGAAAATGAAGTGAGAATACACATCACGTTGGATAAAACACAAAACATGGGCCAGCAGTTGGTTGAGGCCTTCGAAAGTGAGCTTAATCGCAGAGTTAAAAACACATTTCCTTTATCTCAAGTCACGGTCAAAAAAGGCTCAATGACAGGGGTTGAAATTGTGGGTTTCCCTGATGACTCAGACCGGGAGCGCCTAGACGGGATAATCAAGGAAGTGTGGGAAGATGCGAGCTGGCATTAGATAGTTATCATGCCATTTCTATGATAGAAATGGCATGTGCCCTCTGCAAAAGAAGAGGTGGACTATCAATTATCGTATTTAGTTAAATCTTCTGCTAGTTTCGAAATGTTAGTTTTATAACCTTGGTAGGCATGTGTTGGAGTTGAAGGGTAGGCTAAAATCAGCACCTTATCATGCACAAGAGGGGCTAGATAATCTCTACGAAGTGAATTTGGATTACGGCCCAGCAGTTCGCTGAAATCTTTTACGGTTAGAAATCCTCTAAGTGCTAATGTTTTAATTACCGACATAATTTTTGATTTCTTGACGCCTCTTTTATTGCCTTCTCTTACCGCTGAAGCTAAATCCATTAATTCCTGCCAGATAATTTCTTGATTTAACCTAAGGTAGTCACCTTTAGTGACAACTCTTGCATCTGGATTCTCTATTTCACATTCAAAAAGTTTACCTTTAATCATTTCGTAGAGAGTTTTTGGTCTTCCATCTTCATCACAGACATACAGTTGATACGTTTCATCAGCATTTGCGATGTTAGCCTCTAAAGCAGCGATTTCAGAGCATAGATCCTCAACAGTCATATTTTTTAAGTCAGAGTTTATACGGACTGCCGTTGAAATCTCTTTAGACTCAGCCTCTAACAATCGTTGTTCCTCAGAACTCATTTCAAGTTCTACCTCAGTACCAAGCTCAGGTTCTTGCTCAGTACCAAGCTCAGGTTCTTGCTCAGTACTAAGCTCGGGTTCTTGCTCAGTACTAAGCTCAGGTTCTTGCTCAGTACTAAGCTCAGGTTCTTGCTCAGTACTAAGCTCAGGTTCTTGCTCAGTACTAAGCTCAGATTCTTGCTCAGTACTAAGCTCAGATTCTTGCTCAGTACTAAGCTCAGGTTCTTGCTCAGTACTAAGCTCGGGTTCTTGCACAGTACTAAGCTCGGGTTCTTGCTCAGTACTAAGCTCAGGTTCTTGCTCAGTACTAAGCTCAGGTTCTTGCTCTGTACTGAGTCTCTTCTTTGAGTCCGAATCAGTTTTATTTTGATGAACAAAAGCATGAGTTTCCTCAATGCTTTTCTGGACGGAGTCGAAAGCTAGAGAATTGAAAAAATCAGGGTTTTCTTTAATTGCTGAGCCATCAGGATCATTATTTAAATAATCTAAAAGTGCTTTTGCAATAAACAGGCGGTGTTGAGTTCCATTTCTTGCATTGATAAACTCCTGACCTAAAAAGCTAATCTTTATGATATGTTCATATGCTTCTTTTCTTGTGAAATGCACATCAAATTCCTCATCGAAATCGATAAGTTGTGAGGTTTCTGATATTCCATCAGGGGAGGTTACATCTTTTGGTGGATGAATAAATGCTAATTGTAAAAGTTGATGGCCTTTTGCATCATCAGGCCTGATGGGAGAATAGGTTGATAGAAAATATCTTTTGTGTTTTTGTATTCCATCTGATTTTAAAAAACCTAGTCTCACTAGTTTTGATAAAGATAGTGTTATACTTCTTGTGTTTTCTTTAGTGAGGCTTTTTATTCTTTCATGACTCACAATGTGCTCGTCAGAAGCAGTCGCCAATATGATTCTATCAAGTTCGGTGAGAGTGTTGAATTTATCTCCGCAGATGTCTTTAATAGCTTGGATTGTTTCTTCAGGAATAAAGTCATTTGTACCAAGTTCAAGATTGGTATTGTTGATTTCAAAGTTTTCGATTAGTTTAGGCTCTGACCAGTGTTGTGAGCGCCAGCCGCTAATAATTTTAGGCAAGCCTGACCCAGCTCTTTCTCCAAGTCCTATCATTAAAAACATTTGATGCAGGTATTTGTTTCTGCAATCACTTTCACCGCCAGCTTTGGCAATGTTAATCGGAATACGCATTGTTCCTGGGTTTCGGAACGTGAACAGGCCATTTTGTTTTGTGATTTTTATTGGTGAATGACCATTGTAATCCGCGTGTACAAGGGTGTTAACTAAAGCCTCTCTTAAAGCAATATGAACAGGGCTATCATCTTTTCTTATACCTTGATTAAGTTGAAATGGTATTTTCAGATCTTCAGTAAGTTTTCGATAAACTTTTCTATAAAAATCGAATAAATTCCCAGTCCAATTTCCATCAGGAAATATTCTATCATCCCATCTATTTTCCTGGTCTATCTCTTGATACTCTATAAAGTAATTTGGTAAGGCCTCTTGTATTGTACCCCACTTACCAAACATCAGAATTCCCGCCAGGGTCAGGCCTTCAATATTGGTTTTTCTGTCTTTTCTCCAGCCTTTTAATGATTTAATGAGTTCAAAATCACTATATTCCAGCCATAGGTGGTTAGGTTTACTACCTGCAAGCAAAGTTCGATAAATTTGTATGCTTTTTTTATCTAAATCTTCAATGGTGTAGCCTTCGAAAATCCTATCGTCTAAGGTGTCTAAAGTTTGTTCCGCAAGCATCGCTTTTACTTGTTCTGCTGAACATTTCCTATCTCCCTCATGTAGTCTTATATATGTTCCTGTTAGAGGGTTGTTATTTAAAAAGATAGGTCTTTGCTTTCTATTTGCTTGAGGTATTTCAATAAAAAGAATGTCTTTTCCATCAATCCTTTCAACGTAAACATCATCGTCACTCAGAAGATTGTAACTAACCTTCTGAGGATTGTTTAAGGTATTAAACAGGTCTGTTTTAACTCGTTCAATATCTTCAATTCCATGTGCAGAAAAAACACCTTTTTTTTCTTTTACTCCTAATAATACAAGTCCTCCGCTCGAGTTGGCCATGGCGCTATAACTTTCCCAAAAATCATCCGGAACGGCACCTTTTCCATTACGGCCGTTGGCAAGTTTACACTCAAGGTTGTAACTTTCTTTTAGCGTTTCAAAATCTATTTTTTTGCTCATAGAAGACCCATGTTTACTCTTCATGAAATTCATCAAAAGCATAGTATTACAGTTGTTTTTTTGTAGGAAGCACTAGCAGTTGTTCGTGCATGAATTTGCATGCAAATTTAGCGCTTTTCAAAGACTATTAAGGCAGTATCTACAAGGGCTAGCACTTAATATGCACCTGAATTAAAACCGACCCATAAAGCGGGCAGGCGTGGCGGGGAGAGCATTGCGCGCCAGCCGTGATATTTATTTTTATTTTCTGGCGTCTCGGCGGCTCACTGTCGCGATACAGTGGCATCGGACGAATTACGAGGCGTGTCGGTGTGGCTGCGTCGTGTCGGGGCGCTGAGGTCGTCTAGGCAATGGGGCTTTTTGCCGCCCTGCTGGGCGGCTGAGAGAATAAATAAATCAGGAGTCTAGGGAGTATTGTTCAAAGCGGATCACTTCTTCACCCGCCCATTCATTCAACTCCATGAATCGTGACTGAAGCGGCGTAAGTTCATTGCGTACAAACACTTTTGCGACCTTCTCAACGTCACCCACCGAACCGGCATTTTCCGGCTTACAGCCCATCAGCTGGAAGGGGATGCGGTGTGCATCAAGCAGATCACCTGCGCTGACTTTTTTGATGTTAAAAAAGTCGTCTTTGGTGGCGACTTCACTCAGCGGCACGATCTTGATGCCGTCCGCTTTTCCGTTCGGTGCATAGAAAAAAAGGTTTTTGAAGTTACCCAGCCCTTTTGAGTCCCGCATTGCCTTGCGCAGCGCCTCAACGTCGGTGCTGCTTTGCGCGGCATCGGTCACATACATGATGTAACCCGCATGCGCGCCGTTTTGATAATACTTGCGACGGAATAGCGTTGCCGACTCATTTAGCCAGGCAGAATTAAGCGCGCTGAGGTATTCCGGCATCCCGTAAAGCTCCTGATTGATATCCGGCTCCAGAACGTGAAAGACTGACCCGGAGGCGAACTGGTGCGGCGTTGTGAAGTTCTGAATAAACCAGTAAGTATCCTCCTCAACGCCGCGGCGGGTGTATTTGGCAGGGGATGTTTCATATTTCAGCGCCTTACCGCTCAGGCCGCGACGCTCCTCGATAAACGCATTACCGAAAACCATGTAATCAAGCGCGAACCGGCTAAAGTCCTGACGCGATAACAGCGGGTGCGGGATGTAGGTCGATACCAGAATATTACGCTTTACGTAAATCGGTGAGCTGTGGTGAACAGCGGCGCGCAGGCTTTTAGCCAGGCCGGAGAAGCTGACCGGCGGCTCGTACCACTGACCGTTATCGATACACTCGACGTAATCGAGAATGTCGCGGCGATCCAGTACCGCTGTCGGCTCCCCGAAGGTAAATGCCTCCATGCTCTGAGCCGGTTCAGCAATATGGTTGTGGGTGGCCGGTCGTGACTTGTTTTTATTTTTGTACTTGCTCATTAGTTCCACTCCATGATGCTGGAAGACGGCTGGCCGCTGGCGGCGGTCAACGGTTCGTTAATTAATACGTGCATGGTTGCCCAGGCGAGATCAGCGTGGCTGGCCTCTTCAGTGCGGCTTGCCTCGTATGTTGCGCTTCGTCCGCTGCTGGTCATGGTTTTGCGAATTGACATAAACGACTGCGTGATGTCGGTTGCGCTAACGTCATACTCAAGGCACCCGCGCCCGATGGTGTCTTTTGCTTTCAGTACCATCGCGGTTTTCATTTCCGGCGTGTAGCGAATTTCACGCGCCGCCGGGTAGAAGGATCGCACCAACTGGAAGACCCCCTGACCCAGCCCGGTTGCATCGATACCGATGTACTCGACGTTATATTTCTGAGTCAGGTCGCGAATGGAATTCGCCTGCTGTGCGAAGTCCATTCCCTTCCACTGGTGGCGCTCAAGTATGCGGAATTTGCCACCGGCAACGACTGGCGGAGCAATAACCACGCAACCTGCGCTGTCACCACGTAATGACGGGTCATAACCAATCCACACCGGGCGGTGTCCGAATGGCCTGTCGGAGAATGGCGCGTAGTCTTCCCATTTTTCGAGACTGTCCACCATGCAGCGTTGCAGCTCTTCAAACGGAAATACCGATGCCTTGTCATCAACGAACTCGCACATAAACAGGTTGCGGAAGTCATCAATGCTGTTTTCACGACGAAGGGTATCGATATTGAAAAGCGTGCAGCCTTTGGCGAGCGCGTCCTCAATGGTGACAATCTGACGCCACTGCCCATCCGGGCTGGCGACTCCCTTTGCGAGCGCTGCATGGGTGATGTCGATTTCAACGCGCTCACTTGCGCTTGAGCGCCCACGATTAAACAGATCGCCTGACCAGAACGGATAGGCACCGTGCGCCAGTGAGGACGGTGTCGAAAAATAGGTAGTCCGCAAATGTTCCTGCGAGGAAATGCCTGAGGCGACTTTTCTCAGCAGCTGGAAATTGGGTATCCAGAAAATTTCATCAACATACAAATCGCCGTTGTGACTCTGCGCAGTGTTGGCATTGGTGCCGAGGAACAGCAATTCAGCCCCGTTGTTGCCGAGCACAATCGGATCTCCGGTGAGTTCCACGTCAACCAGTCGGGCAAAGGCGACGATGTATTTTCGGAAAACGTAAGCCTGCGTTTTACTCGCAGAGAGAAATACCTGATTGTGGCCGGTCTTCAGTGCCTGCAATAACGCCTCGCGCGCAAAATAGAACGTTGCGCCAATCTGACGGGATTTCAGGATGTGCCGGATACGGTGCGCCAGCCCCGCGCGCCACCATTCGAGCTGATACTCGAAAGCCTGTTCGAGAAAAATCTCTTCAAGTTTCTCGATCGCCTCTTCGCTGAAAAAGTTCTTTTTCGGCTTCTTCTTTTCGCCCTTGTTGCGGTTGGCCACATTCGGATTGAGATCCGCCTCGTTGCCGGTCTGGCCATAGCGATTCACACGCGCAAACCGTTCCATCTGGCGTGCCAGAAAATCCGCGACCTTAAAGTCATGGGCGGTCATGTCAGGCTTTGCATATAGCTGAATCAGGCGCGCCTCAAGCGTGAATTCAACCCGATTTAGCGGGGCTGTCTCTTCCCACTTATCGCGCTGCTTCCAGCTCTGAACCGTGGGGCGCTTCATCTGCAAGCGTTCCGCAATCTGTGGTACGGAGAAGCCCTGCCAGAACAGCAGTGCCGCCTGTCGACGCGGGTCGCTAAGAATGGATGTGTCGGTGGAAATGGTCATGTAAACCTCGCCGTTATGAGTACACGGCAAGGCTAAAGATTCAGGCGGGATGAAGCGCTAACCCCCTGTTGTGTCAGGCGTTGCACTTCTGCATTTGGTGGCTGGTGAGGGGCTGAGTCGGGAAACTACATCCGACCCGATACCCCAACTCAGGACACCTGACTTATGGCTAAAAAAATTTCGAAATGGTTTCGCATCGGCGTCGAGGGTGACACCTGCGACGGTCGCGTAATCAGCGCAACAGATATTCAGGATATGGCTGACAGTTTTGACCCGCGCGTCTACGGCTGCCGTATCAACCTGGAACATATCCGCACCGTTTACCCCGATGGTCAGTTTTGCCGTTATGGCGATGTGACCGAAGTGAAAGCCGAAACTATTGATGACGACTCGGCGCTTAAGGGCAAGCTGGCGCTCTTTGGCAAAATCGCGCCGCTCGACAATCTGGTCGGCATGGTGACGAAAGGCCAGAAGGTCTACACCTCCATGGAGATCCGCCCGAACTTTGCCAACAGCGGTAAATGCTATCTCATTGGCCTGGCCGTGACGGATGACCCGGCAAGCCTCGGCACTGAATACCTTCAATTCTGCTCTAACGCACAGCAAAACCCGCTCGCCGGTAAGAAAGAACAGCCAGGCGATCTCTTCTCGGTAGCAACCCTGGCTGAGCTTTCATTTGAAGACCAGCCGGACACCTTAATGAACAAACTGAGCGACACCGTGCGAAATATTTTCAGCCGTAAACAGGCCGACGACGATGAGCGATTCGGCGACGTCCGCGAAGCTGTGACCGCTATCGCCGAACGCGTGCAGACCAGCGGCGAAAGCGCCGAGACCCGCTTCAGCAAACTCGAAAGCGAGCTTGAGGCCGTCAAAAAGGCTCAGGCCGAACAGGCTGATGCCGCCGAGCAGCAATTCACCACTATCCAGAACACGCTGGATACAACCGAAAGCCGGGCACAGCCGCGCCGCAAGTTAAGCACAGGTGGCGACGCTGGCGACGCCACGCTGACCGACTGCTAATACCCGAAATTCATTTAGGAAAATACAACACATGAATAAAACGACCCGTTGTGCCTTTAACAAATACCTGAGCCGTATCGCTGAGCTGAACGGTATCGGGGTAAGCGATCTGGCGAATAAATTCACCGTCGAGCCGTCGGTGACTCAGACGCTGTTTGATAAAATTCAGCAGTCGTCTTCTTTCCTGAAGCTTATCAATATGGTGACGGTCAGCGAGCTGACCGAGGAAAAGGTCGGCATGGATGTTTCCGGCTCCATCGCCAGCACGGCTGATACCGACGGCGGCGTCGAGCGTAAAACCGCTGATTTCACTAAGCTCGATGCGTACCGTTATTTCTGCCATCCGGTCAACTTCGACTATCACCTGAAGTACAACAAACTTGACCTGTGGGCGCGCTATCAGGATTTCCAAATCCGTATCCGTAACGCCATCATCAAGCGTCAGGCGCTGGACTATATCACCATTGGTTTTAATGGCGTAAGCCGTGCGGCGACATCGAACCGTGCACAGAATCCGCTGCTTCAGGATGTGGCTGTTGGCTGGCTGCAAAAGTATCGCAACGATGCACCAGAGCGCGTCATGTCCAGCATTACCGATGAAGGTGGCGCGGTGATTTCCGACACCATCAAAGTGGGAAAAGGTGGTCATTACGCCAACCTCGACGCACTGGTCATGGACGCGTTTGAATCTCTGGTTGCAGAAATTCACCGTGAAAACCCGGAAATGGTGGTTATCTGTGGCCGCAAGATTCTGACCGATAAATACTTCCCGATGATTAACAAATTCCAGCCGAACAGCGAACAGCTTTCCGGTGAGCTGATTATCAGCCAGAAAACCATCGGCCAGTTGCAGGCGGTTCGCGCGCCATTCTTCCCGGCGAACAGCGTGTTCATTACCACGCTGGATAATATCTCTATCTACCTGTATGAAGACGGACACCGTCGCCACATCATCGAAAATCCGAAACTGGATCAGGTGGAAAACTACGAGCAGGTGAAGGTCGATTTCGTTATCGAAGATTACGAAGCCGGTTGCCTGATTGAAAACATCGAGATCCTCGAACCGGAGGAGTCGGCCACCACTGAGGCAACCAGCGCGGAAGTCTTTGCGGCGGCAATGGTCAAGGCCATGCAGGCCATGAACGGTACCACTGCACCGGCTGGCAGCGAACCCCCTGCTGGCGGCGAGGCGTAGCCCATGGCGAGACACGCACAGCGCCATGCGATGCGAGTCTCGGCTATTCAGGCATCGCAGCGGGATAACGCCCCGCTGCGACATGCCTCAGCTTACGAGCAAATGCTCGTCAAGCTGGCCGCAGACCGCCGCACGTTATCTGACATCCGTTCAAAAGAAAGCAAAGCCGTGAAAAAACGTGAGCTTCTGCCGTCCTATCTTCCGTGGGTAGCTGGCGTGCTGGAAAGTGACGGCGGCAATCAGGACGACATCGTTATGACTGTCATGCTTTGGCGGCTTGATGCCGGTGACATACCCGGCGCGCTGGAAATAGCCCGTTATGCGCTGCGCCATAACCTCACGATGCCCGGTAATCACACCCGCAGTGCGCCTTACATGCTGGCCGAAGAGGTTGGACTCGCGACCCTGCGTGCTCGCGATGTCGGTGAAACAGTGGAAGTGTCACTGCTGCTGAGCGTCATTGAGCTGACGCTCGTCGCCGACATGCCGGATGAGGTGCGCGCCCGGTTGCACAAAGTCACGGGTCTGACACTGCGCGATGCCGGTCAGCTTAACGATGCTTTGGTACACCTTCAGCGCGCTAATCAGCTCGACCGCAGCGCCGGTGTCCGCAAAGACATTGAGCGACTTACCCGCGAGCTGACGCCGAAAACCGTTGCCGCAGCGGTGAAAGCCCCGCGAACCATCTCACCGAAAAAGGCATCCGCTAGAAAAACAGATTCACCGGCGAAACGAGGGCGCGGACGCCCGAAGAAAGTCGCCGGTTAACCGAACGCTCCCCGAGCCGGGCGGCACGCCGGTCAATGCGGGTACTGATTACCCTGACTGCGATCGGCGTCCACCGCCCACCTATTACCCGAGGTTGTCATGACGACACTTGTAATTAATACCCCGGCGCAAACGCGTGAG